TCACACATATACGCTGCAGTGTCTACTGCGTGCTGTAAATCTTTTTTAAGTATCTCCTCGAGATACTCCTTATCGTATACCTTGCCGTCTTCCCAGTGGTCCTCAACACACAAGTGTCCGTACCCCACAGTTCTCTTGCCTAGGCTGTCTAAATACACCTGGTCACGAAAACCTTCGTGCCTCTTAACAGAATCTAATAGTGATTCATTCATTACCAATAACTTCCTTTCGGTCCTGATGGTTCTTCGTATGGTGCATCCTGATGATGACTGACCATCCATCCTTTTCTTAATCTGAGTAGTGCTTGAGATAGAGAATCCACTAAGTCGTCATGCTTAGTATTTGGAAACGCTGCACACTGAGAGACTACAGCCTCAGTTGCGTCTGTATCTGGTGCCCAAATTCTTCCAGCCTCAAATAGAGGAGTTATAGAGTGAACTCTAGCTAATTTATCTAATTTCTTAGGATTGAATGGAGTAATAGGTAATCCCGTTCTCATGAGCTCTTGCACGAGGGATAATCCACTTGCTTTAGCTTCTACTAGCACCAGGTCTGGCTGGTGTTCGTTATATAAACTTATTGCTGCATTCTTGAGTTCTGGAAATGTTAACCTCTCCCTAAATGAATCTAGGAGAATAAGATTGTATCCACCCTCACCGCTGAACACACCCCACGTTGTACACGCAGAGTAATCCGAAGTCTTACTAACTGTATAGGCTGTATCCCACGACTGTAATATATAATCACACTCTGGTAAATTTTCTTTCTTCCAGTACTTCCACCACCACCTCTTGATGACGTTTCCCTCTTCGATGGATGGGGTCTGATTGTAAAGCGAGGACCACTCACGGGTTCCCACTGTTTTTTTAATTTGTTCTAGTCTCTCTATAGGGTATGCATCTTTCCACAGGGGGTCGCCCTCCTTTAAGCCAAGCATCTTCGCTGCTCTCTTATTAAGGATAGCTGGAAATTCTACAATATCCCAACCCTCGTGTCCCGTCTCTTTGAGTATCCAGCCTGCGAGGTCATCCTCGTGCCATCTAGTCTGAATAACGATAACACTACCGCCAGGCATTAATCTTGTGTATGCAGTTGAGCGATACCAATCCAAAAGGTTTTTACGCATTGCTGGGGAGTCTGCCTCCTCTCTACCCTTGATGGGGTCATCAATGAGGAGTAAGTGTGCACCTCTACCAGTGATTGCTGAGCCAGCACCCACGGCATAGTACACTCCACCCTGCTGCGTGTGGAATCTCCTTACGCTAGCGGAGTCTGTCGCCAGTTGAGTTTCTGGAAATATTTCTCCGTATCTCTTGTCTTGCAGTTGGTTTCTTACTTTACGACCAAAGTCGTCTGCTAAGTCTTGAGCGTAAGTTGAGCAGATAATATACTTGTCTGGGTTCTTCCCCATATACCATGCAGGAAAGAATTCTGACGTTAGAATAGATTTACCGTGTCTGGGAGGCATGAATATAGCGAGTCGCTTAATTTCGCCTCTCTCTACCGCCTCTAGCTTCTCGGCTAATTTTTTTATGTGTGGTGGAGTCTTGTACTCCTCCATTTGAAATTGAGCGTATCCAATCAGAGTATTCTTAGCATTTTCTCTGGACTCTATCTCTTTGACTTGCCCAACTAACTTCTGGAGTATCTCAATCTTCTCTTGAGTTGTATCTGGAATTATCATATATATTTTTTTTATACCCCTATAGTATTTTTATTAGGGGTGGGGGTGTTTCCCTATTGGAGTTCAGTGTAGAGAGGCTCATAAAATAAAGGGGTCATTTCTCCCATATAAGCACCCCTGATGTTAAATTCAAAGTATTCTCTAGCTTCCTCTTCATCCATACCATCACGCTCCTGTAGTATGCTTATAATCTTATTTGTGTCATAGAGGAGAACGTCTGCATTGCTGCATCCTCCCGCTGTCCCTATAATAGCTTCATCGAAGCCATCCGCCTTTAGCAAATCATCATACATTCGAATATCATATCTAATTATCTATATTTCACAAGCACATAGTGTCTTAAAGGGAAGGGGGTATGTTTCTGCTATTATGGTATGTCGGTGTGCACTATATGGATGTTAGGGTAATCCAGACAATTGGGGGGTGGGGGGTATTATATTTGCCTATGTCAGAAATCGCACCTATTGTCCTAGTTAAGTATGTTGATATGCATGATAGTATTAATGATAGTTAGTCATGCTGATAACAGTGATGCCTGACACACACTCTCTCATTGTACTCATAATGTAGATTATGCGACAATACAATATGCTGATGAATTAGTAATATGAGAGCGATGCCCCTCCCCTACCCTACTGCCTAGAATTAAATCATAGCAATGCTAATCTGTTGTGCTGATGTGAATGAGTAAGTGCAGACCTAGATATATCTGTTGCTCTCAACCTGTCGGCAAAAGAGTGGCTAACACTGACACACATCACTACATCTAAGTGGCATCTCTAGCCTCATTAAAAGAGGTTTTATTTCTCTTCAGCTAGTCGAATAGGTTGTAAGTCTTGCTAGTCTCTATAGGTGTGATGGATACTCTAGATTGTTTACGACTCTAATCTATCTCTATTTAGGCGTGACAATAATGGTTTGTAAAATGCCCTGAGATATTCACACAGTATATGTGAACTGTATCTCATTGCAGAGATGATGAGATTAAGTACATAGTATTATGTAGGAAAAATATATTTTGTTTTTACTATATAGTAGTATGAGAGAGTAATCTGTAGTTGTTGCTATCTCATTCATTTACAAGACTACATAAAAGGCGAAAATAATAATGTTTAATAAACCATTAAATGAACTCACTCAAGATGAACAAAAGAAAGTAATACTAGAAGAGGTCAACAACTGGATGCAATCTAAGGATGCTCAGAGAATACAAGACCTACAGAGACCAGTGACAATAGTTAAGAGGCATGACTCATCTCATACTTCTTATAGGAAGTTATCATTGGTTGATGCAATAGGTAGAATAGTTTTACTTGATTATGTCTTCTGCGAAAAAAAAGGAAAAGAATTTATAAAGGATTATGACTCAATCAAAAAGGTCAAAACTCTTCTTAACATTCTTAACTAACTTAACTGTACTTTCTGTATTGGGTTGTTGCTTCTTCCAACAATCCATGCAGAGAAATTTATTTAGATACTTGTTTCCAATTGGTGAGTCTTCCTTACTACAAACAGAGCAAGACTTATATCTCTTGAACTGTAGAGCATCTTCTCTTGTTGCAGTCTTATATGTAATCATTTAGTCGTGGCATTCACAGTCATCTAAAATCTTTAAACATAAAACACAAATGTCTATGTCTTCATCTTCCATCAGTGAATGGTGTGGATTTGAAATTCAGCAATAAATTCTATCTGCTCTTCATCAGTTGAAATACAAGTCGGACATTCTGTTCCATCGCAGTCCTGAACATCACAACAATTTACTTCACAGATACATTGGCACTGAGACATTAGTTAAGTTTCTTATCTTCAGCTTGCTGATTAGTTAAATCTAAATTTATAGAATTATAAAGTTCAGCAATATGCTCTTTTAATTTTGCTACATCTGAGGTGTCAACACTTACGTGACCTGAGATGCTAGTTGGATTGCCTTGCAGTAGAGAAGATAGCTTTAAACTTTCTACTCCAACCTTAGTCATGTTTAATAGGTCCTGAACTTTTTCTATATTGTTTCCAATTCCTCCATCGAGTGCCTTGTTAACTTGCTCCAGTGCTTTATTTGCATTCTGAGATAATTTCTCAGCCATCAAAGTTAAGTCTTCAGATTTTTTTTCTATAGTTTTCTCAGTTGCAATTTGATTTGCTTTTAAATCTACAGACTCACATTGTGTCACCCAATCTTCTGCCTTCATGTGTCTGAAGATGGTTGCTAGGGATGGAACTTTCTTTTTGTTTTTGAATTTTATTAATAGTTCAGAATGCAATTTTCTAATACTTCTCTTTGACTTAGGTGTCTGAAAGTACATCTGTTTTATATCCTCACAGGATAAATCTCTAGACCTATTTGTTGGCATGATAATATATAACTACTGTATTTTAGTACTTTTTAATACTAGAACATTCCTAAAACACTTGTATTTCAATGTTATATTAGTGGTTGTAAGTGGTTGTTTATTCATGTTATAGTTCTGTATGAATAAAAATACCCACCTTGCAAATCTGAAAGTTATAATAGGATTTGCCTTATTGTTTATTGCTAGACTAGGAAATGTTAATGCACTTGCAGACCTCCAACATTTAGCGATAAGTAGTATTGGATTGAGTTCAATCAAAATAGCGTACTGCGAATAATCAAGAAAACGCAGTATTACTAATTGAGGCAGTGGGGCAAGATGAACAATAAAAAATTAATTTGTTTATTACTATATAAGTAGCATCTTGTACTGCAATAGGTCGACAAAGACTTAGTCAGCTTCCAAACCTGATTATGTTTCACTTAGATTGAGTTGCAAAATCAAAAACTTTTTTTCTTAAAATAAATTTTTATGGATGCACATATTTAGTTGCATCCACAAACATTTATATGTTTGGGAGAGAAGAGTTAATATGCTTAATCAAAATACAGAGACAACAAAAATTGTTTATACTAAAATCAAAACAGAACACGATAGCAAGTGGGGAAATATTTCTTATAAAGAAAAATTTAATCTTAAATTTAATGATACTGATGTTTCAGTAATCCATGACTTTTGGGATTGGAAGCCTTTTAAAAAACAAAACCCTCAAGCTATAGAAGACCTCAAAGAGCATATCTCTGAAGAATTACAAAAAGGAACTAAATCAAATTTTTTACCTTATTGTAATTTTGGAGCAAGTGTCACTTGGGAAGTAATATAAATTTTTATGAATGCACATACTTAGTTGCATTCACAAACATTTATATGTTTGGGAAGGAAGAGTTATTATGGAATGTGAAGATTGTAATAATCAAGGTTATGTTTTATCTAATAATGAAAAAGAGGAAAAAGACTTGCAGAAGTGTGACACCTGTCAGACTTTTGTATCAGACTGTGAAGCAAAGTTATTTGTTTTAGATTATATTAAAAACAAAGGAAGGAATAAATAATGGAAGACAGATTAGCAATACTTATAAATAGAATAAAAAATAATCTTTTAGCTGAAAAAAAGATTATTGATAATAAAGATGACACACATTTTGATTATGTAGATTATCATATTGATGAGTCTTATTTAGAAGGTTATCAAAAAGCGATAACCGATTTAGAAATCGTGATTAAAACTATGGGAGAAGAAGAAAAAGAAAAGAAAGAAATGCAATCCATAGTAGACAGTTTTAATACTAAAAAATTTAATCCTGTCTTAGTAAAACTTATTAAGGAGACTAACTAATGGATTATGAATTTAGAAATAGTCAGGAGGCATTTGAGAATGCTCTTAACTTAGGTAAGTTTACAGATGACTCTGAGGATGGCAGACAGTATGTGGGTGGATGGATGTATATGTATAGCCTAGCTAATACTGATTACTTTAAGAATAGGAATGACAGGAAATATTTAACTGTCGAATATAAATCTATAAGTATACCTAGATAAATTTTTATGAAAGCACATTGATGCTTTCACAAACATTTATATGTTTGGGAAGGAAGAGTTATTATGGAAATTAATTTACCTAATAAAACTATTGAACTTAATGATGCAAAAGTTCATACAATTATGGATGGCTTAGATGAACTTATTATTAATATTGATAGCATGACATCTAATGAAAAAGATATGCGTGTTTATGATGATAAAGGAAAATTAAATAAATATGGCAAACAATGTGAAGATAAAAAACAAAATGCGATTGAACTTCATTGTCAATTGTATGACTATATAACTAGATAAATTTTGATGAATGCACATTGATGCATTCACCAACATTTATGTTGGAATTAACAATTAACAAGGAGAAATATATGTTTGAAGTAAAAAAGAATGAACTAA